AGAGATTGTTTTCTTGTACGAGAACAAGGCAGACCAAGCAACTAAAGAGTTCACTGTTAAAGCAGACTATGAAATTGTTGAACGCATTTTCTTTAGTGCCTCAAAGGTAATTGCTGCTGTAAAAGCAAAGAAGATGCCTGAGTGCAACGTTAGTTCTGATGGTTGCAAGTCTTGTAACTCTTTAGTGGATTTGGAGGAGTGGGGTGCTTAATTTAGGTCCAATGTCGTCTTTAGCAGTAAAGCGTATGACAGAACAAAACATTAATATGTGGCCTGACCAATCAGAGCAACCAAAAATGCCACGAGACATCTCTGTCTTAGATAGTGACGAACTTAGTGCCCTCTTTACTCAGTTAACTGCTTGGTCTAATTTTGTTGCGGGTCAATTAGCTGCCTGTCAAGTAGATGAGCATGTTCTAAATAAAAAGAAAGACTCTTTAGAGGCTCAATTGTTTTTAGCTAAAGACAATTCAAAAGTTAAAGGTGAGAGAGTAACTCTCATCAAAGCTCAAGTTGCTGCTGACCCAAAGATTATGGATTTAGAAGACCAACTTACTCACGCTTACGCATACCGCAAGATGGTAGAGGTTGTAGCCAACAACTTTGAAAGAGATGTGGCGTTGGTTTCTCGTGAGATTACTCGTCGTACAAATGATTTCCGTTCAACACGAAAGGATAAGTTCTCCGCATGATTATCGGCCTAACAGGTTACGCACAATCAGGTAAGGACAGTGTTGCAAATAGTCTTGTTCAAAATTATGGGTATACCCGTGTTGCATTTGCAGACAAGATTAGAGAGTTGTTAATTGAAACAAATCCTTTTATTAGAGACGGGTTTAGAGTTGAAGGCGTTGTTAGTGCCTATGGTTGGGACCAAGCAAAGATTCTGTTTCCTGAAATAAGGCATTTGCTTCAAAGTTTAGGTGTAGGTGCTCGTAAAACTTTTGGAGATGATTTTTGGATTCATCAAGCCTTGAAAGACCTAAACTCTAAAGACAATATTGTTATTTCTGATGTTAGATTTGTAAACGAAGCTGAATGTATTAAGCAACGTAATGGGCAACTTTGGAGAGTTAAACGTCCAGGAGTTGCGGCAATTAATGCCCACGTTTCTGAATCCGATTTAGATGGGTATAAAGTAGATAAGATTTTACACAACGGGGGAACGCTTGAGGAACTAGAGTCACTAGTTCACACAAGAATGGACTCCTACCCTCATGACAACTAAGGTAATAGACGGCGGATTAAACACTGCAGGTAATGTAACAATCGGCATTGACCAATCCCTTACAGGATTTGCGCTAACTGCGCTCTCATTAGATGACCCGAAGAAACACATCACTTGGGTGTACAAATCTCCTTACTTTGGAATTGAACGTCTTGTAGATATTCGTCAATGGTTAACAGACCATTTAATGTACCTAGAAGAACATGATTTAGATGTTGTAGATTTAGCAATGGAAGGGACAGTTCTTGCAAGCCAAGCAGCGTTAGTTCTTGGAGAACTTTCAGCAACGGTACGGTTAGCTATCTACGATATGTACGGTGAAGATGACCCACGTAGATTCCCCCTTAAAGTTCCCCCAATGACATTGAAGAAGTATGCATCAGGTAAAGGGAACGCCAAGAAGCAAGAGATGCTGTTACAGATATACAAGCGATGGGGCGTTGAGTTCAACGATGACAATGCTGCCGATTCCTACGCTTTAGCACGCCTTGTAGGAAAATTTTCAATTAACGAAGTTGAAAAGGCAGTAGCTGAGCAAATGTCAGACCCTAAATACCGAGACCAAGCGCGGTTTTAGACCTATCCTTTAGTTCGGGAGTGGCACACGAAACCGAACCAAAGGACTAACAATTGAGTAACACACCAGAAGCATCACAAGAAGAGCCGTTTTTGCGAGTAAGCGCAAGCTCCAATCCGCAAAGCGTAGCCTCAGCCATTGCCCATGCAATTTACGACAAGCGTGAGGTAAAACTCCGTGCTGTTGGTGCAGGAGCAGTAAACCAAGCAGTTAAAGCAATTGCCATTGCTCGTGGGTATGTAGCCCCTCGTGGTATGGATTTAACGGATAAGCCAGGGTTTACAACTATTGAGTCACGAGACGGCGAAATTTCTGCAATCGTCTTTCACATTACAGCAAGCTAAAACCGTCGTATCCTTATACCAAAGCAAGGAGTAATCATGGCAAATTGGACAGACATGGGTCACGCAATGCGACGTCGCATGGGCGCACCTTCCAACCACCACTTAGAATCAGCAGGTAAGAATATGAGCAAAAACATTCCAACAACAGAAGAAATTTTAGCTTCTGCAGAACACGCAGCTTCACCACGTCGTTATATGGGCATGGACGCTGCAAAGTTTAACAATGTAAGCGGAACTCCAACCGTTGGTAAGCAAATGCCGAAGAAGAACACACAGGCTGGAGACCCAACATCTGGTGGAAAAGCAAACCGCTCAAATGTTTCTGCAGGTAATGCAGCGCAGTCAGAGCGTTCAGGTGCTCGTCACCGCATCTCAGTGAAGTTTCCTGCAGGACACGACCCAGCAGCATCAGCAACAATGTCAAGTGGCAGAGCTGTTCGTTCAGTAGCTGGTCGTCAAGCACCAAACTTTAACGACGGAAACAGCGCTTCATACTAATATGCCAGACATTATTTCTTCTGCAGAGTTCGGTTCTACAAGTCAAACTGGTAGAGCAGCGCAATACCACGAAGAGACTGAAGCTCCTCTGTCACTAAGCAAGTCAACCAACACAAGTGTTGGTCAACAAACTGCTTGGCGTCCAAAAAGAGGGGCATCGTTGTCTCGTCAGACATCTGGTAGCACGTTGAACTTTGATGATGCAGGTTCAGCACCGCTTCCAAAGTCAGACGCTGGAGCAAACTTCTTAAAAGGTTAGTTCGTAAGAACAAGCCCATGGAGGGCACATTATTTTTTAAGACGATTGAGGTGATTAAATGCCAGGCGGTACAAACAACTTTTCTCCTTCTCAAAACTGGCAATCACTAGGTGCTGGTGGTGTTTATGGTTATAACAATCAGGGTGGTTCAGGAACTTCTGTAGCCCGTGACCCTATGGATGCGTCACGCATTGGTGTGGGGCGTGTTCCATCTGCCGAGTATCCTGATGGATACCTTGGCACTATCCGCTCACGTCGTGATGACCGTTTGCTGGATAGTATCAAGTCTCGCGTCAACCAAAAAGCCTATCAACGTGGTGTGCACAAAGGTGAGCGCATTGAGCCATCTATGTACTTCTGGCCTGATGGAATCAATCCTATGTCTGGTATTGAACGTCAGATGAAAGCTAATTACGTAAATGTAAACGGCGTAAATGTTTATCAATCATTACGCAGTACACCACAAGTAGCGTTACTTCCAGCGCCTCACCTTGTTAACGACGGTAAAGCAAATACTGTTGCTACATCACCTGCAGAAATCAATGAGCGTCGTCAAGCAATGCTTGCATACTTGAAACCAGCGTGGCGATAATGACGCAAAAATTTGATGGTAATTACGACTACACAAAGCCATGGCGTGCACCAATTCAGCCTGACCAGGTAGCAAAGCGCTGGCAGTACAACGGACCTTTTACATCCAATATGGAGCGGTTAACAACTCAAGCACTGATGATTATGAACGTTCCTGGTAAAGATATTCAAGCAATGGTTCGTCCACCACTTCCACAGATTCGTTTATTCCCTGACCGTTTTGGTTACGGATTCCGTGGACAACCAGGGATTGACGATGTCGTAACTATAGACCGCGTCTATTCAGAGCCACGTGTTTCTTGGTTCTCAGGTGGACCAGCAGGATTCCAAGCTGCATCTCGTAATGAGTTGGGTGGCATCTAATGTCTAAAGAAGATAACTTTCCACATTTCGTAGAGTATTCACCAAAAGAAGCTGGGCACTTTAAAGCCTTTATTCAGCGTGCAAAGAAAGCAAGCCCAATGGGTGCTGCAGTAGACGTGCACAAAGTTAGTGACTATAAAGGTATGCGGATGTTTAGTACTCCTGATGGGTTGGCTGGTTTTGCAGTTCATCCAAGCGGTGAATTGAACTCAGTATTTAAGCACCCAGATGCTCCGTACAAAGATGTAGCCCGTCACGCAGCAGAGCACGCTGTGCTAATTGGTGGAGCAACTCATGCCTCAGCTTTTGACCCTAAACTCCCAGAGATGTATGCAAAAGGTGGAATGCGACCTTTATCCCACGTCCAATGGAACGAAGATTACAAACCAAAAGGTTGGAGTACTCGTCGTCAAGGACGACCAAGTGTTGCATTCCTTGGCGCTGACAGAAGTGTGGCAAAAGAAGCAAACACAGGTACAGCATATAAACCAGATAGCACTCCAGTAACATCTGATTACGACACAGGTATGGACGCAGCAAAACGTTTTGGAACGAAAAATACGCGAAAGAAGAGGGGCTAATCATGGACGATGGCGATGGCTCATTTATGGTGGAGATTCAGGCACGTCAAATTGCTGAGAATGCAACCCGTTACAAGGGTTCACACCCATGCTCAACCTGCGGAATTATTATGAATCCAGTACAGGTTTTACACAGCAAAGGCATGTGTGCATCTTGTTACTCTCAAAAGATGTCTGACCGTATAAAGCGGAAGATGGTTTAATCATGGCTAAAAAGAAAAAAGCAGCAGCAAAACCTTCAGATAAAGTAGGTATGACACCTGAGCGTGAAGCCGAAATTGCTAAAGAAACTGAAGCATCGTTAGCTGCTGCCCGCGAATCTGAGTCAAAGCGCATTGCACGTGTCGGCGCAACTGGTGTAAAGGGCACAACAGAACGTACAGCGGTAAGTGTTGACGCTAACCCAGGAGTAAAGTTTAAAAAGAAACTTACTCGTGACACAAAAA